ACCAACCGGACTAACACTCCGGTTTTTTTTGCAACAACAGATATGCTAATAGACTATAACTCCGTACTCTCTAAACTCAACGACGTAAGAGAGGGTAAAATAAAAGAGGGACTAAGATTAGGCATCTCCGAAATAGACGAATACATCCGCTTTAAGCCTGGTAACTTTAACATCATATTGGGCCACGCTAACGTAGGGAAAACGTCAATCGTGTTATTCCTTATGTTATCTTACTCCATTAAACACAAACTACGTTGGTTAGTTTATTCTTCGGAGAACGAACCGCACTCGATTATTAGAAAGCTCGTAGAGTACTTAGCTCAAAAACCAATAAATAAAATAACCGAGGCCGAGTTCCGCCAACACACCAACTACGTTTACGAGTATTTTAAGATAATAGACCCGAGCAAGATGTACACCTACAAAGAGGTGATAAGCCTAGCCGATTCTATTAAACGTGCTTGGGACTACCACGGGCTACTTATTGATCCGTATAACAGTTTAGTCAAAGACCCGACTATATTAAAATCCGTAGGCGGCCACGAATACGACTACCAAGCGTGTACCGAGATGCGAATATTCTGTAAAAAGCACAACATAACCATCTGGCTAAACACCCACGCCAATACAGAAGCCACTAGGAAGCTACATAGAAACGGAGAGTACGAAGGACACCCGCAACCACCGTGGGCATCCGACGTCGAAGGTGGCTCGAAATTCGTCAACCGCTCGGATGATTTTTGGGTCTGCCACCGGTACGTTCAGCACAAAAGCAACTTTATGTACACGCATCTTCACATCAGGAAGGTGAAAGAAATAGAAACGGGCGGAAGGCCTAGCGGGATAGACGATCCGATATTACTTCGCTCGGTGGTAAACAACGTGGGATTTTCTATAAATGATAAAAATATAATACCAACGTTATTAGGTTAAGAAAAAATACCTAATTTTAAAAACGTTGTGAACATCCTAACAAAAATAGCCGAACACCACGACGTATGGCTCTCCTATCTTCGATCGATGGGCTGCGATGCTTTCGTAGCGGATGATTTAGTACAGTCGATGTACATTAAGGTCGATACGTATATTAAGAAGCACAACGCGGATATAATGTTTAACGAAACCGAGATTAACTATTATTTTTTCTGGGTTACGCTTAAAAATCTCTACACCGACTTTCATAGAAAAAGATTAAACTCACCGGTGGTTTACGTTCCGGAAGTTACCGATTCGGTACAAGACGACGTGTTTGAATTATCGGACGACGATTACGAAATGCACGTAGCGATTATGGATTGGTTTGAAGACGCAGATTACGAGAAGATGTGCAACGATGACCAGGAGCTCTTAGAGTACGACCGTCAGAAGCTAAATAAATACTACCTTCGTAAAATCTTCGAAGAATGTTTTTTAAATAAAAAATCGGTAAGCGAGTTAAGCCGAGATACGAACATCACCTATTGGAGTCTAAGAAACACGATCAAGATAATTAAGAAACAAATCCAAAAAACCTATGAAGTTAGGAGACAAACTAGAAACGATATTTGAAAAGACCGGTATTAAGAAAGCGGTTAAATACGTTGTCGAAGATGTACTAGGTTACGACGACTGCGGATGCAATGCGAGAAAAGAAAAAATCAATAACATTAAACTGCATAGAAGAAGATGAACCAAGACGATAAACTCTGGTGGACGAGCTTTAGACAATCAACCGCCAACGTAGTATCAAAGCAAGAATTCAATAAGATCTGCGAACTGCACGCACAGTACTTTAATCACGAACTTTACAAGCCGTGTACGTGTAACAGTAAGAAGGTTCAGCGATGGATCGACGATCTGAATAAACTGTATTTTGGGAATTGAATCCGTACATAACCTAGAGAAAGCCTACGTGCTGCTTTTAAATTCGTTTGAGGGTTGGGACTTAGAATGGTGTGGCGGTGCGTACGAACACTACGACGCGATAGGCAAAACCCCGAAAGGAATCGATTGTGTTATAGAATTTAAGTTTAGAAACAAATACTACCAGACCAAGATGCTAGAGGTCTATAAATACGAAAAGCTAATGTCGATGCCGGATGTTGTCAAAATATACAACGTTCACGATTCAAAAGGGTCGTATATGTTTTGGCTCGATAAAATCACCGTTCCCGAACCGGTGGAGATGTACTGCCCAAAAACTACCGTGTGGCAGAACAACAAGATTAATAAGTCGGTTTACCTTTTAGAAGAATCTCAAGCCGCAACTATCTCGTATATTTAACAATTTTTGCGATAGATATTAAAAAGTTTTTTATATTTGACTAAACATCAGATATGAAATACGGTATCATTACTTTTTTATTATTGCTTGGCCTGGTCGTGATGTACGGCACGGCTAAGATAATCTCGTGGTTGTTCCAATGGATAGTTTAGTCGAACAAACGCAAGAGCTCGAGATCATAGCCGATATGTTAATGGTCGGGCAACGTCTCTCAGAATGGAAAACTAAGAAACCAACTGAAGAGATACAAGGTATGTCGTTAGCGTTCTCGCGGATAGTTTTATATGTGAATCAGCTCCAGATGGAGAAGAAAGCGTTTCATATAGCTATCCGGAATATTAAGCAAGAGAAAAACAGTTTAATAGACCACTACCGACTAAGAGCAGAGAACGCAGAAAACAAACTCGAAAACCCCTTAAACTTATGAACTTAGATTACTATTGGGACGACCAACTAAGAGAACACCTAAAAGACGATCCGGATACCTTCTGTCAGTATTGCGAACGACCGATAGCTAAAGATAAATTGTATTGCAGCGATTCGTGCCGAGAAGCCGATTATTTGTAGTCACGTTTTTTTGTAAATATGTGACAAACTCTAAAACAAAAACGCAACAAACTCTAATGTGTAACCATTACTCTTGAATGATTAACGAGGGTAAAAACAAAAGAAATGATGCTTATAATCAACAAAAACCGAGATAACGTTTAAAATAAACAACAAATGACACCAATCCAGATTATTAAAAACAAGCTAGAATACCATAATTGGGAAACGGCTAACCCGTACGAAGCTTTTGTAAATTGGCTAGACGACAACCTACCGGAATTGTTAGAAGTAGAAAAGGATATTATTTGCGATGCGTTCTTCGAGGGTGGACTAACAAACGAACCCTACGAACCGATGACCGGTGAAGACTATTACCACATAAACTTCGAGAAATAAAATACGGAAACGTAATATTCTTTATACTCGCTTATTTAAGCGTCGAGTTACTGAATTACGCACTACCGATTATAAATTGGGAGTTAATATTAATTATGATAATGGCTAAGGTTGTGGCCGACTATCTAAACAAACACCTAAAGAATGATTAAGTTATTAGACGGCACGAGCCACGACAAGTTTCAACTGTTAAAGAATATGTACTCGGATGACTTTTATTACGGGTATCTTAAAACTGCTGCGCTTTCGAGCTCGGGTCTTAGTCGATTAAAAAAGAGTATTAAGTCGTTTCATTATTACTTAGAGTATAGCGAACCGAAAAGCCAGGCACTTATCGACGGTGGGTTATTTCACACGATGATCTTAGAACCGGATAAATTAAAACAGTACGTTTTTTTAGACGTAGAATCTAAGAACACGAAGGCTTATAAAGAAGCTAAAGGCGAACACCCAGACGTTTACACCGCAAAAGAAAAGCGAGATGCCGAACGATTAGTAGACGCTATATTTAGATGCGAACAAGCTAAGAGACTACTTATAAACGCTAACTACGAAGTACCGGCTATTGATTACATTCTAGACGTACCGTTTAGAGCCAAAGCGGACATTCTAAGAAACGAAGGCATAGTAGACTTAAAAACCACCCAAGATATACATAGCTTCCATATAAGCGCACGCAAATATGGTTACCATAGACAATGCTATATTTACTGTAAATTGTGGAACCTACCGCCGGAGGCGTTTACTTTTCTGGTGATTGATAAGGGAAGTTTAGATATTGGTATATTTGAGTGCTCGCAAGAGTTTTATGATTTAGGAAGGCAAGAAACCGAAGAGCTAATAAACCTATACAAAGACACGATAGCTAACCCAGACTTTGATATTAATGATTACGTACTAAGAGGCACATTATGAGAATCTTAAATCTTTACGCTTGTTTAGGAGGCAACCGATATAAGTGGGGAGATGATCACGAAATAGTAGCGGTTGAATGGGACGAAGAACTTGCGCAGTTATACCAGGAACGATTCCCTAACGACACGGTTATAGTAGCAGATGCACACCAATACCTTTTAGAGCATTATAAGGAGTTTGATTTTATCTGGAGCAGCCCACCGTGTCCTACGCATAGCCGAGCGAGATATTGGACGTCTAGTAGTTACGAAACGAATGTAGAACCGGTTTATCCGGATATGACGCTTTACCAAGAGATATTATTTTTAAAACATTATTACAAAAGCAAGTATGTGGTTGAGAATGTTATTCCTTATTATGATCCGCTTATACCAGCTCAAAAAAGAGGCCGGCATTTATATTGGGCTAATTTTATATTGCCTAACGTTTTAAGCGATCGCAGCTTTCAGATAGCCGCAGCTAAGAACGAGGTTCGAGGGTTGTGCGAGTTTCACGATTATGATTTTTACAAATACAAAGGCAAGCAGCCGATTAATAAAATAGCACGTAACTTAGTGGATTATGAAGCCGGTAAGGTTATCTTAGATACGGCTATGGGTATAATTAGAAAGAAAGACGAACGACAAATAGAAATGTTTTAAGATGAGAATAAACACGCTAGACAAATTATCGCAACGAATAAATGACGAGTTCGGAGTTAATATATTTAAGAACACCCGTAAGAGAGAAGTAGTAGACGCACGCTCGGTATTTTGCCACATAGCAAGACACAACTACAATATGGGCCTAGAAGCCATAGCAGAGTACTTTGAAAGAAACGGTAAGCCCTACGATCACTCTACTGCGGTTCACGCTATAAAGATGTTCGAAGTGGTGAGGAGGTTCAATCCGAGAGCCGAACAAATAGTAAATGAAGTCTTAAAAGACACCGACCAAGACGCGTACGCTAAATACCTAATAGACGAAATAATAGACATAGCAGACGACCACGACAAAGCAAGAATCGTTAAAATACTAAACTCGGTCTACACTAAATCAATCGAAAAAAAGAAAGCCGTAGTATGATAGAAGTATTAGAGTTACGTTGCATCTTAGAAGAAGGTCAAATCATAAAATACATAATGACCGGTGCAACTGTCCTTATTATCGTAGAAGCCGGAGTATGCATCACCGCATTAATGAGATACTACAACCGGTAACAAAATTGTTAATTAACACGTTAAAACAGTATGGCGGAAAAAATTAGGTTTATACCGTGCGATGAGAAAACGCTAATAGGAGCCAATCACACCACCGGTAAAATGAAGTCAAAAGCCTACCAAGATAAACACGGCGCAGCACTCACGCGTCGAGGTAAGGTACGATCAACTAAGAAACAAGAACAAATAATATCCCAAAACAAATATGCCACTACCCACACCACGAATAAGCGAGGATAAAGAAGATTTTATAGAACGTTTTATGGGAGACGCTAAGATGATAGCAGAGTTCCCGAATGAGCGACAGAGATACGCAGTAGCAATCGAAACTTGGAAAGACAGATGAAGAAGCTAGTAAACATCCGCGAGATAAAACCGAACACCGAGAATCCGAGAATCATAAAAGACCACAAGTTTAAAAAGCTCGTAAAGTCGATTAAAGACTTCCCCGAGATGCTCGAGAAGCGACCAATAGTCGTAGACGAGAATATGATAGTCTTAGGAGGCAATATGCGCTTAAAAGCTCTACAAGAAGCCAAAGTAAAAGACGTGTGGATAGACATAGCGGAAGGTTGGACTGAAGAGCAAAAGAAAGAGTTTATCATTAAAGACAACGTAGGCTTCGGAGAGTGGGATTGGGATATACTAGCCAATGAATGGGAGCCGGATCTGTTAGAGGATTGGGGTTTAGACTTACCGGATATGTTCGAAGAAGAACCAGAAGCCACCGAAGACGATTACCAGGAACCGGACGATCTAAGAGTAGATGTAGTAAAAGGCGACCTAATAGAAATAGGA